TTATTCCTGAACGATAATGGGTGAGTAACCTGCCGCTCTGGCCTGTTGAGCCAAAGCTTCCGCATTCGCACGGACGGAGAATGCGCCTAGCTGTACTTTGTACAGTCCCCCCGTAAACGCGATATAAGGGGAAAAGCCTTTGGAGCGTGCATCTGCAGCCATTGCTTCCGCATTGGCGCGAATGCTGAAAGCGCCAATTTGAACTTTATAGAGAGTCGTGCCTCCGGATTTTGGCGGTAAGTTAAAGGCTCTTGCTACGCCTACCGCATGACCGCGCGCCAATGCTTCAATGAAAGATGGGGTTTTGAGTTTGTTTGCGTCGGCCGCCCGGTCTATAAACCCGTTTTCCGTCAGCACCGCGGGCATATTGGATTCCCGTAAAACATGAAAGTTCGCTGTTTTTTTGCCGCGATCTGTAAAATCAACACGATTTATAATTTGATCATGCACATGATTGCGGTAAGTTGTGGTCGGTGCGCCGACTCCGGGATAAATGAAGCTCTCAAAACCGGTCCCGCCACCCGCATTGATGTGAATGGATAGAAAATAATCTGCTCCCCAGGAATTAGCTGCATTGGTTCTTTGCCCCAAGCTAACCGTCTGATCTCCAGTTCGGCTCATCCGAACCGTTACATTGTCGTATTCGTTGAGCAGAATATCGCGAACTCTCAATGCGATTTGTAAATTCACATTTTTCTCCTGCAGACCATTGCCTACCGCACCGGGATCTGTTCCTCCGTGACCAGGATCGATAAAAATTTTAGCCATGATCATCACCTCCATGCTTTAATTTATGCCTTGCCGATATCAATGGCTTGTACTCCTGTAACAGAAGAGCATAAGATGGTCGGGTTTCCCTGATTAAGCATGGTCAAAGCCCCCTTTTCTATAGTGAAAAGAGGGCTCCTTTGAAATTGAATTAAATAAATTCGGATTTATATTGTGGCTGTTGCAATAAATCCCGATTTTCCTTTTTTCATTAGCATTCGACAATCCAGCTATAAATTGAAACCTTTGCCCTCCGGCTTGGTTGGATTGCTTATGATGCCAAGCGTGGCCAGGACGACTAAAACAGCATCGGCCAACAGCACGATCCCGGTCGACCAATCGTCGGTTATTGTATAGTCAAACAACACCTTGGCCCCGATTTGAACGGCCAATAACAACTGGGAGATCAAGGCCATCCAAAATCCGTAATTGCGCAGCCGTTTCTTTTTCCCATACCCTTCTATTGTCGCGCCCTCCTTTTATCAGCAAAAGACTTCCTTATCGTTTTTGTCATGCTTTTGGGTTTGCTTTTCGGTTTGCTTTTGGGTTTGCTTTTGGGTTTGCTTTTCGGTTTGCTTTTGGGTTTGCTTTTTCACGTTGCTATCCTGTCTCTACAATCTTCCTTCGTACCCCATTCTTAATAACGATTAATTCGGAAATACAAAATCTTATCAAAAACGATATACTCTTTGCGATCCAGGAACGGCCCCCGATTTTCATGTCTTTCGATTACATAAGCAGCCGGCCCCCGTCCTTCCGAGCGGTTCTCGTACCATTTGGTGAAGGCCTCGAGCTCCCAATTCCACAGGTCAAACTCGCGCTCTAACCCGTTGTCCATCGTAATGAGCAAAATTCCACGCTCCATGGATCGGGCCTCCGGAGTAGCCCATGCAACGCGCGAAGGCGGACTTTCCCCATTGTGCTTGTCTACTGCTGTAACGGTATAAAAATAGGTTTGGCCGTTATAGACATCGAAGTCGGAATAATGGGTGTATACACTAGAGGTCACGGTTACAAACGGACCTTCCGGAGAAGTTGATTTTTTAACGTTGTAGTAGACAGCTTCGCTTACATCTGGCCAATGAAGGTAGACTTCATTGTCTTCGCCATATGCCCACAAGTAAGACGGTGCATCTGGCCACGGTACAGGCGCACCTCCATAAATGTTCAATTCCTGAATGTTGACCCCATCTTCTTGACCGCTGTAGCTAAATGAAATATAGCGGACATTTCTTACTTCTTCGTTCGTGTACTTGATGGTTCCGTCTGGAGCACCGTTGTATAAATAAGTAACATCCGTAACGGTCATCAGTTGGCGGCCGGAGCTGTAATAATATACGTCAACCGGTTGCGAAGCTTGTACTTTCAGAGCTGTCGCTGACACTTCTTTTCCAAGATCGATCGTCAAATATTGGTTTTTCGGTAAGGTGTAGCTGGTGTCTGGATTATGGTCTGTTACCGTAGTTACCGAATTTCCCTCGCCAAAAGGCGTTGTACTGTGAGTCAATGGTTTGTAGCTTAAATAGCCTAGCGGATCACCATCCGGACATGCCGCGGAAGCGAATGGCATAGCCAGGGTCAGGCCGAGCGCCAGCATAAGAATGACAGCCATAGCGCGTAACCCTCTCTTTTTAGTTAACATCATTGTTTCTTCCTCTCCTTTGTAAAAAAAGTATTTATTTTCATAGATGAGGCCTGCGTCCGGCAATGAATTACGACTCGTGAAACAAACCTCAGCCAGCTCCGGTGCCCCAAGCTATAAAAACCAACAAATTATAAAAAACCAAAGATATTGCTGCATCGGGATCTACAACCTGTTCTTTCGTTCGCTGCCGTTATTGACGCTGGTTTGGCTGCCGCTGCTGAGCTTCTGGTTGATGTCTTCCACATCCTCCGACAGCTTCTGAACGGCAAGCGCCAATTGCTGGTTGTTACGCTGGGCTTGTTCCAGAGCTTGAATCAACTGTCGTTCCCGCTCTTCCCCCTTTTGCTCGCGCTTGTCCTGCGTTTTGATAACATAGAACAGCAGGCTGACAAACAAAATGGCAAAAAACCCTTGGGTGGCGGCAGCATTAAACACCTGTGTCTCCATCCCTTGGTTCGCCCCTTTCGGTATATAAAAAAGCCCCGCCTATTCGGCAGAGCTTTCATATGATTGACCTGTGATTTTCTCGTAGTCTTCAATTGTGATCGCGCCTGTTCTTACTCCATCTTTCACCTGATCAATAGTCCATAGTTGCTTGTCGTAAAATCGCTTAATCCGCTGTGCCCATACCGACATTTATATCGCCTCCTAACTCTGCCATCAGGATTTTTTGCCAAATCGCAGTTTACTGAACATGCCTTCGCTCTTTCTCTTTTTCCACATTATCTCGTACCACAGATCCGCATTCTCGGCCTCGAGCTGTGTGATTCTCTCCTCCGCCGAAGGAGGTGCGGGTGGAAGCTTGGCCGCTTCCTCATCCAGTTCTTCTTGCGTTTTCTCGCGGATAGTGCCATTGTCGAGCTTGTATTTCCATGTCTCCGCAACGTAAGCACGCCACTCTTCCTCGGTAATAGGAATAGCTGTCTTTGGTATAGCGTCACCGTGAATCTCATCCACATAAAACCCGGACATGTTTCCTTTATCATCGAAATCTGCGTAGTATTGCACTTTATCCCCCTCCTAAAGGCCAATAGCAAACCACAGGATCTGCCTTGATACTGGGTCATTGTGTATAAGGTAAAATTGGGTCGCAGTTCCAGCAGCAATGGATGCAGTTGAGGGTGTGTCGCTATCAACTGTTGCAGATATCATTTGGGGAGATGACGAAAAGGCAATAGGGAAAGTTACACTAGTTCGTACGTGAGGACTTACTGCAGTCCTAGCCCCCCACTGTAAAATCAGCCCATTTGCCAATCTCTGATACCCTCCCGAAGATGCAGACCCTCTTGTATTATTTCCTGCGTGCCAGACTACTCTGCCATTGAAATTAAAGTTACTCCCATCATGTTTCATATTAAGGATGGGTCCGGTATAAGCAAGGTTATCGTCAAGTGCTTGTAGGCGCAACTCGTCCCCAGCAACGTCCCAGCGGTAGTTTCTTTTGTTTGGCGTGTCTGCCGTCGTGCCCAAAAAGTGCAAAGGAAAATTGCCCCTAGCATAAATATTTTGTTCAAATGTCTGAGAGTTGGAGAAGGTATTCATTGCTCCAGTTCTTGCATAGCGATCATCGGCAGTATTTCGGTTAAGCGCATGGGTGCCTGACGTAGCATTTCCAATCGATAGATTCCCACTAATGGTACCACCGGAAGAAGTAACGACTTCATTAAAGTCCGACCACCCCGTATCACTCCTCCAGTGTCGTATCCAAGATCGGGCAGTACCGCTTCCCGCATTGTAAACCATCTGCGATAACCGTGAATTGTCTATTTTAAAATTCAAAGCATTTATTAAACTAACCGGATAACCATCTTCAATTCCCGTCCCAGATCCGCTAGGTACTGCAAATGTAGTTACGCCTATAGGGTGCTCATTCCCACTTACTGTAGCCGCTCGGTAAGGAATTTCTGTAATTTGCTGACTGGTTACGTTATGTGGGTTACTCGTATTATTGGAATGGCTATTTAAACTAGCCTGTACGGCATCGGCTTTGGCTTGTGCGCCTGCAGGAGTCTCTTTGGCATTCCAATCAGCCCGTTCCGCAGCTGTGATGTGAATTGTATTATTGTCGGCATGAGCAGTTAGTTGAGAAAGATTGATAGCGTCTTGGCCGTCACTGCCGTTAGCAATCTTTAATCTACCGTTGCTGTCCCGCAAGGCAATCCGATCTGCGGAAGCTTCGGATGTGGCACCATGAACAATTGTAGAGTTGCGGTGCCAATTCAGTTCTCCTTGTACCGAATCAGCCTTCTCTTGTGCACCTGCGGGCGTCTCTTTAGCATTCCACTCGTCTCTCTCAGCTTGGGTAATGTGCCTCTCATTATCCGAAAGATGATCTATAACAGCTTGTTCCACGCTATCAGTCTGTTCTGATACCTCTTGAAGGCCTCGTTCGATCCGGTTCATATCCTGCTCGGTGACGATATCATCGTAACTCCAATCTGTTTTACCTTGATAAGCCATAGTTAACCTCCCCCCATTTTTGTTTGCAAAAGACGCTTATGAAAATAGTTTAATGAAGTGATTAAGCATTATAAAAAGCTCCGGCTTTTTGGCGGAGCTTTCCTACGCCTATCGCTGACCGTTGGTCGATTATCCTTTCGTCACCTTCCTCAGCGTCCTATGGCTATATAACGAATATGCCTTCCTATAGTGCTATTATTGTTATGGTTGACAGTAAATCCCGTTCTTCCTAAACCAGTTATGCCTATGGGTTCAACGTCAGCCTGATTTAAAGTTGCAGCAACCTGATACACGCTGGACGGAAATGATATGGGAAAAGTTATAGTTGCACCTCTGGTAGCAACGACATCACCCCATTGGATAATCAGTCCACTTGCTAGCCGCTGATATCCTGTTGTGGATAAGCTTGCAGTGTTATTGCCATTGTGCCAGAGCTCATTACCATTTAACGTAGCGCCAGAACTTGTTAGGTGGAATCTAGATTCAATGTTTAACCCATCTGCAGAGTATTTTCTAATTTGTACGGAACCGGCTTCTGCATTGATTAAGCCGCGTCGTACTCCTTCATGATATAGATCTATTTCTGGATTCGTGTTACCCGTTGCATTTGCTCTAATACCTGCCCAGGAACCATTCGCAAGAACTTTTGCTCCTGAAAATCCTGCTTTGGAATTAGGATCAAAATTACCCGCGTGCCAAACCTCTCCACCTCGATACCTAAAATCATTTGGACCGCTGCCTGGCCGTATTTGAAGAGCAGTTGTCCCGGCGGTGTGATCATAAATATTCCAGGTATCATTAGCTGTAGAAACCCCGATAGAATATAAAGATGTCCCGTTAGAGCTCTGATGTACAACTCCATTGAGCGCGGTATTACTATCGTTCCTATCCCGAAAAAATAAGAGGGGTCGACTTTTATCAATGGTCAAGTTTCCTGCCATTACATCCCCGGCAATATTCACCTTACCGCTAGGATTAAAACTTGAAGCTGTCCAAACCTCCGACCAGTTATTCCAACTTGTCCCATCGTAACCTCTTACAAACATTCTGTTGCTTGAATAGTTAATATATATTTGAGAAGGTCGATGATCTCTTGCAATGTGGATGACAGCACCATTGGCATTTATACCTGGAGGTGTGTTGGCAGTTGATCCTGTTGTAGTATAAAAGCCTGTACCAGAGGTAATGGGTATGTTGTTTAAATCACTAATAACAGGAGCACTGCTCCCCAATCCATAACTTTTAGCCCAATTTATTGCATTTTGTTGAGCCGCGTTCCATGAAGTACGTTCATCGGCAGTAATGTGCCTAGTGCTATCTGAAATGTGATCTGCGACATCCTGGCCAGTACTGCTTATTTGTTCTGAAACTTCTTGTATCCCTTGCTCTATGCGGTTAAGGTCGTCTTCCGTAACGATATCATTGTATTGCCAATCAGTTCTTCCCTGGTAAGTCATGGTTAACTCCCTTTCCACGATAAGAATCAAAGTCCATAAGTGTAGTGGATGACATTGAAATGTCGAATGAAGTTGGGGTTGTGATTGCCTAGTACCTAACTCCCGTAATCTGTTTATACTGCCTTTTCGTTATTTTTCCTGCATCTACAAATACGGCTACATCTGCTTCCTTGTAGCGACCTTCAGTGTAATGTCGTTTGATGATAGCAAACCAGTCCATTTAGATCACCCCCTCGGTCACAAGTAATATTAATAGTTGAGCCTGTTCGCGCTCTGCTTGCTCGAGGCGTGCTTGTGTGGTTGCCAGCCTCATAGCAAGAAAAGAGTTATCCTCTTCTAATTGCTGTACCGGTGTTTTCGTCGTCGTTGGTGCTCCGGCAAGCCGCCATCCATGCTCAACATCGTAGATAACCGCATGCTCTTCGAAATATGCACCATCCGGAAGCAGATTGGTGGCATGCTCTTCATAGATTGGATGCTGCTGCGTCACTTCTGGTTCGATAATGTTTCCTTCCTCATCTGTGACAGCCTTGCTAATGACTATTGTTTTTGTACCAACTTCAACCAATTGGAGCCCTTCATCCCATTCGCCAATATTAATCAGTTGACCATCTTTATCAAATACGCATGTTTTAAGCATTTTGAGCCCTCCTATGCCACGGCGTGCCAGCCAGTATTGCCGGTTCCTGAACGCTTCACGTAAAGTGTTGTACCTGTGCCGCCAGTTATGCGTATATAAAACGAGCCGATTCTTGCCGAAGTCGCCCCTTCTGGAGCACCGCTTCCCCAAAAAAACGATATATTTCCATTACCGAAACGAATAACTGTCCCATCATGATTGACCTCCATTAACTCCCGTAGCCATAACTCGTTTTCATTCAATGCCTGCAAGCGAAAAAGGTCGCCGATAACATCAAAGCGAAAGTTCCTTTTACCGGGCGTGTCATAATCTGTACCTTTAAATACTAGTGGGATATCCGCAGCTAGCTTAAGTGTCCCATTCATCGTACCGCCGGTACTATTAATTAACTCGGCCCATGGTGTCCAATTCCCGCTATTAAGCTTCCTTACAAAAATCCGGATTGATAATGTATCTGTCCGGTAAACCGTTTGGTAGACTTCCGAAGAAGACCTTCTATCGACGCGACATAGCCCCCAAGGAACCTCGACAGGGGCGTTTAAAGTTGTTCCAACATTAACTTGCAACCATCCATTATCCAGTTCATTGTTAAGATTGGTCGATAATCTAGGGGTTGCCCCTTGTCCGATCCCGAGCGAGTTAAGACCCATCATAAAATTCAAAATCTGTGTCACGTCTTGTGTGACCCAATTAATAACATCTTTATTCCCCCGGACCAGATCATCCACAGTACCTCGTAAATTTGATGCATACTCTGTGTCCAGAAAAGCTGGTACAATGCCTAGCTTGTAGGTGTCTAGAGCTAAATAAGTGACGTGGTAAACTGCTGAGGGATCAAAATTAGATGGATTCAAGTCTGCAGCACCTATACCATAGAAAGCATCAACAGCACCGCGCTGTACTAATCTCCAGAGGTTATCTTTCCTTGAATTTCGATAAACCAGTTGTATTCTCAATGCCCTATTGACTAATTTCGAAGAATGATCAGCCCCTCCATTTATTGTTACATTTGTTGTGCCTTGCCTTGGATTGGCTTTCTCCATGACCACGATACCAGTTCCTACTTCAATTTGATTCGCTCCTTTGTAGAGCATTAAGCTGCCTTCGTGCTCAAGTGGTTCATCCACGGGTTCGGCCAGTTGATATAGAAGGAGATAGTGATTCCATTCGGAATAACTTGATGTTGGAACATTGCTGACGCTAGATTCGTTGGGATAATTGATTTTATACCATTGCTTTAGTCCACTCGTATATGGGGTAGCTCGATTACCTTGCTGATACATTCTCCAACCGTTGAAAAACGCTCGTATTTCCCCAACATAAGGAGTATAATCGTCTCCCCAACCGCTCAACTCATTTGGAATAGAGATATACAAACGAGACTGCCAAATTTGATGATTAGTTACAGTGCCCCAGCCTGCGGAATCACTAGAGTTATATGGAATTGCTCTTCCATCAAAATCAACTAAACGGGTTTTATTAATCATTGTACTGCCCGAAGATGTGTCCCAATCAGAAGCGACATTGGTTATAGCAATTACTTTATACCCCTCGAATTGTCGAGATAAGTACATCTCCACGTCATCATTAATTTCTAAACGCCTAAACCGTCTCACAACCCTCGGCTTACCTTCATTATCCATGTACATCTGATCCGCAACTGTCCCCTCCATATTGGAAGCCAGCTGGCAGGTGGGCAGATACAGATACGACTCCCTGCCATCCTCGGAACGGTTAGTGATGTAGACTGCATTTACATTTTGCAGCGAATCGACATACGGGTAAGCGGCTGCTATCTCCTCAGGCGACATCTGGTCAATCGCCTCAAATTCTTCCGCTGTAACTTCATAGAGACGAATTTCATCCGCAAATACATAATTACCAGGGTTTCTAGGTGTTATATTAACTGCTACCCGACTCTGTTCATTCTCCAGACCTGTTATTTTAGTGTAAGCCAGTTCAAAACGGTCTGTCCGGGTAACGACATTACTGCGAGTTTGTCCGTAAAACCCCGATATGGATAGAGTTGTATCTACTGCATTTCCGTTTTTCAACATACCTAATAAAATATAAAACTTAGTCTGCTCCAAATTTACCCTCGTTACCAAATAGGAGCTTCCGCCGCCTGAGGAGGCAGCTATCGTCTTCAACCCTCGAGTACCAATGGTAAAATTGTCCTCATCAAGTTCATTCGTAACTTGATACCTGCCCCAGCGGCTCAAATCCTCACAGTTCCCATCCCTCCCCAGCAAATTAACCAGGGTCCTCCCCTTAATCCCTGTTACTTTCAAGGGAGTGTCCCTCTCACTGGTTACGTTCTGAATTCCGGGAACCAGGGCCAACGAATGGGCTTCTTTCTTAACCAACTCGTCGCTAAGCTCCTCAATCCCCTGCTCAATCCGGTTCATATCCTGCTCGGTGACCAGGTCGTCATAGTTCCAGTCGGTTTTTCCTTGGTAAGCCATACCGGATTAAACCTCCTTCACTTCAATGTATTGCAGAAGAACGGTATCGGCCGTAATCGGTATAGAGACTAAGTTACGGCTGATAACCTCATTATTGCTCGTTTGCAGTTCAATCTTTTCAATATGAGTTACAGAGTTCTCCGGCACCATGTACTTGAGAAATACGGTCTTGTCCTCCATATCCTTATTTTCGAATTGAGTGATTTCATAGATGTCATTAAGCACCACTTTATGGATCTTGCCTTCGGTATATTGTGCTATATCATTCAGATAGCTGGTAACTATCATTTAACGATGACCTCCGATCCTTCGCTGGCAAAAGGCACTACCCCGAGTCTCCATCCCGTTGACAACCGGGTTTCCCTGGTAAGAGGCAGGTAAGAAATCTTCTCTTGCAAGCCGATTTGATCTTTAATTGCCGTTTCCTGCTGATAAACAATATTGGCTGGTACAACCGTCTTGACGGTGTACTCCACTTCGCGAAAAAGATTCGCATCCTCTACACTGGTCGTCAGAGTCAAAATAAAATTCTCTACATCGACTCGAACTGATGCCCGGCCCGGCTCCAGCAAGAAATCCAACCGGTCCTGCAAATACCGCAACGTAAATGGCGGTCTAGTTGAATAACGATTAATCAAGCGAAGCCGGCGCAATTGCAAATCCTCGTTAACTGGGTCGGCGCGAATGCCTAATTGCAGTTCCCGGCGGCGAATGGCGCGTTCACTTGCGGTTTCGACAAACTGATCGTCCAGCAAGCGTTGAAGCGCCCGCTCCAATTCGGCGGTCTCCCTATCCTCTACCTCGGCCAGCTGCTTCATTTCGCGAATTTGGCTGTACCATTCTGGCAAATAGGACAGAATCGGATCACTCATTAAGCTTCACCATCCTCAACAAGCAATGTCACAGCCCCAAGTACAGGAATTTCATCAGTACCAAGCTGAACATTCCCTTGTCCTCCGTTCAACTTCGTATCGGCAACATCTTCAATCCCGTTAATGGACAGGATCCTGGCTTCGATATGACTCGTCCGTACCGTAAGGTAAGGCTCGTCCTTCCAGCTCTTACGCAGCGACAATAAATATTCGTCAACCGCTTCTTCCAGTTCCTCACGGATTTGTTCAACACTCGTATCCATGGACAGAGTAAGCTTAGTTTCCAGTGAAATATCTATACTCTCGGTGCCTGTAACCGTCACTTTGTGTCCTATTGGAGCAAGACCCAAACCTTCTCCGTTGTTTACCTCCGGATCTACCTTGGTTTGAATCTCATCGACCAGCTCCGGCGAAGGAGAAGAAAAGTCACTGCCAATGATCGTGCACTTCACCGTACCTCCGCCGTTCCAAACCGGATATACCTTTACACCACCAACTCCGGAGAACCCGCTTAGTTTTTGCTTATAATCAGACACATTTCCTCCAAAAGGCTGTTCATTAACAACCTCATAAAAACGCTGGCGAAGCGCTTCGTCTGATTCCTCATCCACACCGGCCGCATAAATATCGCCAAGCTGAGCTATAGCCAAGCCTTCCACATGGTCAACCGGGAGCAGCGTGCCATAATGGGCATTCCCTTCCGCACCGGGCAGCTCCGCCTCCAGAATGTATTGTCCAGGTGCACGAGCTTCAACGACTCTGTAATATACACCATTAATAGAAAAACGGTTTCCCAATGGTACCGAAACAGGCTGTCCTTGGGCATTAGTAAACGAACCCCAGCGTTTCGCCTTTGTCGCCGGAAAGCGTACGACCCCGAACTCTTTCGTTCGTCGCCCTAAATATTCACCGCTGGCTGTATCTGCAAAGGAAAGTGTATATTGATTATCCAAGTCTATATAAAATTGGGCTAATTCTGCTGCAGCTGGAGCCAGTGCATCATAAATAATACTGCCTTCTCTTTTGTCCAGATCATCGGGAACCCGTCTCAGCATCCTCTGCAAAATAGCTTCATAGGTTTGCTGTTCATACATCCTGCCCCACCTCCTGACTCACCTCAAACGTTCCGTAGCTGGACTGTACGGTGCATTGAACCGTTATTCCATCTAAAGAAAAGCTCCAGTCGAAATCGGTGACATTTTCTATTCGATCATCTTGCAGTAGAGCTTCTTTAATCCGCCGGGCCATTTCAGATTGAACATACAAACGATCCCCGCCAATCAAGCTTTTAAGCTCACTTCCGTAATTAAAGCTGTAGATTAAATACTCGTATCTTTCCGTCCGCAAAATTTTAGCGACTGCCTGTTTAACAGCCTCCAAGCCGTCCACTTTGCCGGAAATCCTTCTTTGATCGGGTAAAATCCGGTAAGTACGGCTTGGCTTTTGCCGCGGTCTTGTATTTTCTATTTCGCCAAGTCTGGCGCCTTGAGGTATCATTGGCTCACCACCCTGCCAAGAGCGATGAAGCTTTGTCCTCCTTGCATACGCAAGAGAATCAGCTTGTCGCCCTGTTCAATTCCCCGGCGGACGAGCCATTCCCGTCCGTCCAGGTTTAATTTGTATTCAGTCAAATGCTCAGGGATAATTAAAAAATCCTTTGGCAGCAAGGTGCGCTGATCCACCCTGACTTCCAAAGGATTCGTTCGTTGAACCGTTCCGTACACGACGGCTACGGGACTTCCGGCTTCCACTGCTCCGACACCGGCTTTTTTAATAATTTCAATCATTTTCATTCGATCACCTTCAAATTTAGACTCATCGTATGATCAGCCCCCTGAAGCTGATGGGTGCAGTCCTCAACCAGGAAATGGGTACGGATATCCAAGTCTTCAATAATAACCGGAAGCATACAGCCTGCTCTTACACGCAGGTCGCCTAGCGCATCCAGCTTCAGTGTTTTCGTTTCACGGTTTCTTAAGCGAATGAGACGATCCAGCAAATTTTTAATCTGCGCTTCATTAAAGTTGTCATCCGCCTTCTCAAACAACTGCAGACGTCCCCAGCGGGCAATATTAGCACTATCCTGGGCAATATAGACATCCCTACTGTTGGTCTGCTTGTTATCCTGCACGACCTTGACACGGTTGTACGTGTCCGAATCAATCGAAGTGGAATAGCTGTAATCATAGAGCAGGCTTTGCGGCCCCAGCACCAAATCAATGCTCCAATTGTTAATATTCCGCAGCCTAAGCGAGCCATAATCATCGTAGAACACGTACAACCCAAGATTTGCCACAAGCGTTAAATCCAGAGCCTTGTAGATGATATCCAAGAGCTTTTTATTATCTTCAAGCATAGTTGGAATAACGTGGCCGGTGTCTTCCAGCACCCCTGTCTTTAACTGACAATCCTCGGCAATGCGTTGAATGACCTGAGTAGCGGTGACGTTAGTAAACAAATAAGTGTCGTTGTTCATCAAATAACGGATTTGATCATACGCTTTGACCTTAACTTCTTCGTCCCTGCCCCGATCTATGGAAAATATATATCCATAGAACAAATCGACCCCGTTTTTCCGCAGTCGAATAACATCCCCATTGCCAAAAGTAAACTCCCGGCTTTGGTAGAGAGCTCCCGTTAGAAAAGTGACATCTAATGAGGCGGGCGATCCGATACGGGTCGTTTTCCAGGTAGCCCCGCTCACCAAAGAGCTGATATCCCATACGTTGCCGTTGCGGTTATCCAGCTTGATTTCATAGCTCATCCGGCAACCCCCTAAGGCAGCTTAAGAACCATTCCGATCGGCAGCTTATTAAGCTGATGACCAGCGATTCCGTTTAGCTGTTGAATTTCTTTATAGCGGGAGCCATCCCCGAGACATTTTTGCGCTACTCTCCATAAGCCTTCTCCCGGTTTCAGAGCGTATGTTTTCGGCTGTTCCCTCTCAACCGGACGTGGAGGCTCTTCAGCCTCCAGCTGCTGCGAACTTTCATCTACGTACAGCTTTTTAGCTGAATAAAATACATATTCCTTCAAGGAAAGCTTGTACTGGATGTCGCCAGGCGTACCGGCAACTTCTTTCCAGGTAAAATCCTCAATGCTCATCGCCAAATTAATCTCGTTATATTCCCGTATATCCTGCCGAATCGGGTTATATGCATTGTAGACAAACCGAATGGGCCTCATCTTGTCCATCCACTTGAGAATTTTTTGCACATATTCCATCGGTCGAAGCAGTTCACTACTGACTACCAAATGCGTATCGGTAACAGCAGGGAAGAAGCTTTCTATGGAGATTTGTTTTAGCTCCGGCTCTTTAATAACATTCACTTCCCCGAGTCCCAGCACAGAGTAGGACTTGCTGCTGCCTCCCCGGGATACTTCGATTGACGGGGGATTAACCGGAAGCTGGAAAATCTCTTCCTCATTGTTATAGCTCAGCCATATGGCCGCAGATGTCGCAGACATTAGGCATACACCCCCTCAGCTACAGATACGAATTCCTCTTCCAGCTTCTGCTCGATGCGGGTAATAATCTTGTCGACATCATAGCCGCTGTTAATATCGCCTGTCGTCATTTGCACCGTTGGTGTCAAGGTGACGAAATTTTGAATGCTCTGGATCTCCGCCAGCTCCCTCATCAGCTTCAGATCCTCGCTAGCGACATCGACAGTGTCATTGATTTTGCCTACTTCTCCGACTTTACCGATATCTGGTGTAGTGGTTTTAGGAATAGGCGTATTAGGATGCTGTTGATCCCATAGATCTAAGGCTCCAGAATCACCTTGATCTACAATTTCATCCATACTAAATTTATTTTTAAGATCATCCATAGAGAAGTCTTCAATAAAATCTTGACCGGCTTCTTTGAAACCGCTAAAATCAGCTCTGAATTCGATTTCACTTATAGCGTTGTGTTCTATTCCTAATAAGCCAGCAAAGAAACCGCTGAGATCATTAATCCCGCGAATAAATCCATTAATCAAATCAATGATAAAGTTGATGGCTGTTTCTGCAGTATCGACGATGAAACCAAAAACATTACTGAATGTCTGTTTTAAACCATGCACTCTGGATTGCAACACGATAAAAACGCCGATTGCCAAGGCTACGAGACCAACAATAATACCTAGCGGACTAGCTATCATAGTTAAATTTAGTGCCTTCATTACTGTTACCACGCTTGCAATTACCATTCGACTAATTTGGGAAATCGCGTTAAATAGTTTGGTTACAGTGACATAGAACAAAAGCATGGAGCCCAGAACAGCTATGATGGGAATCATACCCATAAAAATTTCAGCCACTTTTGCTATACCCGCCTTAACCAGTTCCAAAGCAGGAGGAACGAAAGAAGCCAACCAGGTAATAAATGAAGCAAACATTTCAAACCCTACAGCTAAAGCATTGAAAAATGGATCTAATTGACCACTTTCAAACATCGTTATCAGCATATCCAATAAAGGACTGAATGCTTCCAATGCCGTTTGGCCAATGACCGCCAGTTGATTTTGAAAGATATTTAAAAGAGTCGTCCACTGATTTGCTGGACTGTCCATCATCGTTTCAAAAGCTTCCCGCCCCATCCCAGCAGACTCCAGTAATTTATCAAACTGCTGAATAAATCCATCAATATCTTTAGTTTCGGCAAGATCTTTAAGTTTAAATTTTTCAATGTCTTTTTCTGGTATTTTAAATTGTTTTGCTAGAGAGCTCACATCTCCTTTGAGAGCATTATTAATGGCAGAAGCAGCATCTTCAAATTTTCCCGAAGGATCCATAACGTTCATTTGAGCAGCTAAGCGATTAAGCTCACTTAATTGTCCTGAATTTTTGGTTATCCCCATATTGCCAAGTGCTCCCGTGAGATACTTATTTACATCAACTCCAGCATGCAACGCTTCTTTTCTATATTTTTCAAACATCGCTGTCCCAACAGATTCGCTTCCTGTTCTGGCAACAAACATATCTTTTAGTTTTGTCTGTTCTCCTGCAGCTTTTAGGGAAGGACCAAGGAAACCCGCTATTTTTTTTCCTAATGAATAAATTGAGGTTAGTTCATCCTTAATCCCTTTGAAGATCCCTTTTCCAGGCTTTTGAAATGTTTGAGTTACGAAATTCCGAAAAGCTGTACCTGCATTTCTAATAGAAGTGATAAATAGAGTCTGTGCGTTATTCAAAGAATTAATAATAGAATTGATCCGAGACATCAGTGAAATTGAAGTTGTCAAATTTTTAATCCAATTTCCTTTTATAAATTGACTATTTCTCACTGCTTGATCTATTTGTTTTAATTTATCATGACCTTTATCAAGATAAATGTTCATTCTAATTACGCCACGAATTAAGGTCTCATTAATTTTACTTGGAACCCTGCTCAAGGTCTTAAACCCTTCAAACATAGCTAATGAATCATTAAGGTTCAATTTCGTTCACCCCCTTCAGGGTTTGTCTACTTTTTCTTGCGTATCCTTTTCTTTTCCTCGGCTACGCGTATATCGATCATGGCGAAGATCGCGGCCTTCTCGTACCGCGACATCTTCGCCAGATCATGGGGAAGGATGGATAGCTCGTGGAGGGCATAGTAAGCGTAATTCGCTTCCCCATCCCCTCCTTCGATTAGTTTTTTACTTCGTCAATCAGCTCACCCATATCCTTATCGAAGCCGTTGATTTCCTGAACCTTCTGGATCAGGGTCGCATATTCGCCCGGAAGGAGCATTTTTCTAAGCAGCTTTTCCGCTCCGAGGACTCCATACGATTTTTGCAGGGCTTCATCCTTCAGGTTAGGAAAGACTACGCTGGATACAGCAAGCTTGGCCACATAATCATCAGAGCTGATTTCCGAAGTATAAGCGCCGCCCTTGCCTTTGACCTTGCGCGTAGCCGCTTTGCGGCACTCTTCATTTTCTTCCTCCGTCATGCTTCGGAGCTTCCATGAAATCGGCTGGCCGTTAGCATCCTTAAACCGGGAAGATACGATGACTTCTTCATGCAGGTCCGCTAATGCATTTTGTGCAAAAAAGGCACTTAATTGACTCATTTATTTTGTTCCCCTTTCTTAATTAGCCTAAAGTAGGTGCGTTAAAGCTTCGCGAAATTTCAATATTTTCAAAAGTGAATTCGACTTCCTCTTCCAACGCCTCCGACTCGGTATCGAGGCTGGCCATGACGACACTGTTCAAGTTGACGTCTTTTAAGACGACTTCCTGGGTGCCGATGCTTGAAGCCGGATCTTGATTAATAATCTTGATGTCGAAGTACGTATCAACGCCGTTTCTCATATACTCATACATCATCTGGCGGAAGCGGGACGTCACATAATAAATCGTCATGCTCCCGGTACCGCTCCAGCCAATCGCTTTGTGCTGCGTGCCACGTCTTCCCAGCGTTTTAATTTCTGCCTTTTCCTTTTCCACAGTCGCTTCCAGCGTTTTAATGTAGAACATTTCCTCAATGTTGCCATTAATCGTAGCGTAGGCTCTACCTTCCTGACCGGAAATGGTATCTCTCGCTCTCAAAAATGCCATTCTAGTTCACCTTCACTTTCATATAAATTTTTTCAATGGCATCCACCGGTTGGACGCGGGCTTCCACGTAAATGCTGTCTGACTCCTCACCAGGCTCAACCATAATATCCTCCTGCGGATCGAAGTTTTGGATCGCGTTCAAGTTCTGATAAAGCTCCAGGTCATTGACGCATTCCGAGCGGAACAGACCGCGGCCGTCAGCGTTGTTGTCCACCTTGCCGATATAATATAGTTCAAATTTGCGTTTGAAATCGTTAGCCAGCCCGTCCAATACGCGGATGACGCGGTTTTTGGAGAAGGCTTTGCCTTTTTGCGGCGTAAAGCTGACCAATGTATTGATGTCCTGCTCAACAACCGCTCGGCCATTGGTGTGAACAAAAACCAGCTCTCCCGAACGCAAAGCTTCTTCGATTTGCGAGGAAGTATAGCGAATGCTTGCGTCTACGGCATCATCATACGCTTGATAGGTAAGGGATTGATTCACTTCAGCAGCAGCTGTAGCAGCAGCTACCCAAGCGGTTGCTTGAGCCGCATCAAGGCTCGTCCCATCAGAGAGCACAACACCATTCTTCACACTGATGATGCCTTCATAGTCGGCAATCGGATGATTTGCGAGAACGGCTTGAATCTTCTTGCCCTCCAGCTCTCTCAATCGTCTGACAAACGTTACGCAGACCGATTTCAGGTCAGCTTGCTCACTAGGCAGTGCAAGGGTATGAAAGTCTTCTGCCCCTACAGCTTCTAAATAATCCATATAATCCTGGTTAGTGGCGGTTCCATCTTCTCCTCCGCTCAACCGTATGCCGGCTGCCGGCTCCAATGCACCTTCGCCACTAAAATCTACCCAGGCATTAGACTGCAATTCCGAAGTATCGCTCACCACTTGCGTATCCACTTCTGCCCCGGACAAGTACGTAACCACTTCCGTCATTGCGGGTTCATCCACATGAGCCCTTACCGCGACGCTGATGTCATTTCCACGGCTGCCGCTGTTCTTTGCAATAACCGTAATGCCTTCTCCCAATGTCGCTCTTGCTTTCTCGCCAGAGTTCACCCGGTAAAGCAGCAGCTTGTTAGCCCGCTTCAGTGCTTCTTTAACGAGCAGGACTTGCGGGGCAGTCAAGTCATAGCCGAGCTTCTGCTGAACATTGTCACCCGCTTGAATTTCAATGATTTGTTTTTCGGGCCCCCAGCTTAAAACTAGCGGCATCGTAACCGTTCCCCGCTCCCCTCTTACGGATGGGGCTTTAGACTCCCCGGTAAATTGAATATAAACACCCGGACGAATTTTATTTTGTGTTGTCCAAGTTCCTCCTGCCATTTACTTCGCCTCCCTTTGTAAAAATTCCTGAATCTGTTGTTTAGCGTGCTCTACTGTACATGGACTTTGTTCGTCCAACAGGGCATTAAGAATGTCTTTGTGAATCTGGGAAAACTGTGTCGATTGAAGTAATTGCGCCTTGCTGAACACAGTCTCTGATTTTGGAGTTGCTTTTTTCTTGGCCATTAGCGAATTATTCCCTCCTGATTCATGGTTCTCATCCGTACTGATGCTGGTTTCTGCTTCATTAAGTGAAAAGCGTAGGTTCCATAGAAATGGAATACTCCGTCAACGATCTCTTCACGGAACTGATTTCCGCGAATCAAGCTGCCTTCGTCCTCGATATATTCGAGAGCCGATAACAGCGATTCCGCCACGGCCAGTGTCTCCGCTTGGGTTGTTTCCGCAGCAGGATAGTAACGAATGACGAAAGCTTGGGAGCGTCTGTAACGCCTCCCCATTTCTTTGCTCTGCTCTACTGGAAACATTTCAAGCTCGAACCCTGGCGGGACGAAATCCTCGCCTGGAGAGCCGGCTAGCACGGGGATATCCGGAAAATGCTGCTGAAGGGTGTGCACGATCCCCTGCCTTATGGAATCAATAGTCATGGCGGCTTGTCCCTCCTTTATTCGTCCCTTCACTTATAGGTGGCAAGCGTATGACAACATATGTTCGCATTTTTTTTGATTTAGTTTCTCCCATAGAACATACGCCAAAGAAAAAAAGAGCCGTCGGCTCTTTGAACAACTAAACAATCGTGTTGTGCGTATATAACTGTAGGGGAAAATTAGGAAAGGAATGAATACTCTTGAAAAAATGGATATTGGGTTTCATTTGTGGTGTCATGCTAATAGTTTTGACTGCGGCCTCTCCTTCAAATGCAATATATGGAGTCCTATTTCCAAGCGAAGTTACCTTTTATGATGGAGATACAGCTAGAAGCTTTGACACGGCTGGAGGATATCAAATTCTCAACTATAACAACAAAGCGTATATTCCATTAAGAGCATTTGCTGAAGAGATGGGTGCAACTGTAAATTATGAACAACCTGGCCAAGATGGTATCCATAAAATCGACATTTATCAAGGAAAGGCGCCCATCACTTGGGAACCGTTGAGGCAAGGAGTTGATCCCTTTTGTCAAAATACTGAGACCATTTTTATTTCTCCCAGCTACGAGGAATGGATTAATGATAATGAGAACCTTAATCTTGGAGTGTCAATTACTAATAATCTTGATGAAGATATCATGGTAAGTTCCATCGATCTTATTTTCCAAGTTCGTCCAAGGGATAGTCGTGAAGTAATTTATAGCCGAACTTTACCTTCTTTTTCAGGAATAATCCCTAGTAATTTCTCTTATGAGGCGAAATTCGCTTGGGATCTTATTGGAAATGATGGTAAAAGGGTGGCTCCAGGAGATTATTACTTTGAACTGGTGCGCCCAAAGCATGTCCAATATGAGACTCTAGAGAGTGAAGAGGTTAAAACTGTAGAAATTAGCAAAGGAGTCGGTGGATGTAATTTAGGCTATTATGGCACAACGATATATTGATGCAATGGTTAATGTTGAAGGAGCGACAACTGTAACTGTCGCTCCTTCAACATACTAGTGAAACCATTACATTAAATAATCCTCGCTCCAATAAACAACCGGATGATTTAAAGCGTTACCGAATATAATCTGCTTGGTCCAGCTTAAATCAATAGATAGTTATCACAAAGCGTTCGAGATTGCATCCCATGCCTCTACCCACATATACTTTACTCTCTTCTCCACTGCCTGCAACCGTATAGGCTATTTCCGATGGTTTTTTAACCTCAATTAAGTAATCCCCAGGCGGATAGTTTCCGAGGCCTGTTTGTTCCCATGGTATTGTTGCCGAATAACCATAACGAGAAGGAATTAGCCCTTGAAGAATTGGAAGTTGTTGGCTATATATTAACTCTTCCATCTGGCGGTCGTATATCTCAAAAGATAGTTCGACCGGATCAATTAGAATGTCATCTTCTAAAAAACTATAAAAATCTACTACAAAGCCGCTTGGGTTCTCATTTACTTTGTAATCCTTCGGTACTCCAGGTGTAATAAGCTCCCCTCACAGTTACAGGTTTTTTATTTCTCCTGTCTACCGTAAGGGGAGCATATCATAGTCACCATAGATGACAGAGGCACTCTCTTCTCTAA